GAAACCTTTGTAGGTTCTTTCCAAGTTCCAGAATCGTTTATCTTTAAAGTCATATTAGCTTGCTACTTGATACCAAATATCTCCGTTAGACCCACCACTTGCAGCAGAAGTGCTAACTGTTCTTAAACCAAAACCATTTGTTCTAGCAGCTTCAGTTGCAGTTTTGTGACTAGCTATTGCTGTTGTTACAAAAGCAGTCGAAGCAACTTGTGTAGTATTTGTGCCTTCTGTAGCAGTTGTAGCACTAAATGCTTGTGAGGCACTACCTGCTAGATCAGCTTTAGTGTTTACTGCTGTTTGAACTGCTGTAAACTCAGTATTAAAATCTGCACCAGATATTACCTTTCCTGCATCGGAATCTGCTAGTGCATCTTTACCAGACCATCCGACAGCTATAGTATAGTTTGCCATTATCGTATCTTTCCTTGTTTATGTAATAAAGTTAAATCTTGTAAAGAAGCATCAAATCCATTTGATTCAATATCTATCTCTAGTTTAAGGTTTTTTGCCGAACCAGTTAACGGTGTTTTGTATTCATGTAATCCATATATAGGTTTGTAAGTAGAATTGTTTGGATGTGTTCCCGAAACATGAACATGACTTACAGCAACTCCTGTGCCAGAACCAGCACCAGTAGCTTGAAATACTGTTCCAACATTATTATCTGCTGAACCTATAGCTGTAAAATCAGTATTACCAACACTAGAAATTGCATAATAAGTTCCTGTTACAAAACTACCAGCATTAGTCGTTGTTACTGTTGTTGTACCATATAAAGATGTACTAGCACCCCACAATGATGTTGTTCCTGTAGTTGTAGGATTCAAAGTTATAGAGGTAGTAGACGATGGACTTGGACTATAATCTTTGTACCATTTTAATCCTAATGTTGCTCCAGAACCACCTTCTAAAACTAAAAACAATCTTTTTAAAAATGAAGCTGCTATAGACTCACCTAAATTAATCCATGTTGTTGCTATACTACTTGTATAAGAACTATAAGTATAAGTTGATGCTCCTTCTAAATCGGTGTCATAATATCCTTCATAACCTGCCAGACCTCCATCCTGTTGTCCTACTAACAAACCATATGTTTCTGTATATGCCATACTTGATGGTTCTCTATCATTATCAAAAGTCCAAGTTGTTATTCTTGGTGCATTATTAGGTGTGAAATGTTTAAAATCAAACACATAAGTAATGTTTTTATCAACAAATGACATTATGTAAATGCCTTCGTTTTCTACATAAACACTTTTAACATTTGAACTTTGTCCAATATTTCTAATTAAAGTATCTTTAATGTTTACACTTAAATCAGTTAAAGGCAGTTTATCTTTTTCAGTTGTTCTTCCTAGCGACCTTAGACCTGTGTTTGATAAAAATACAAGATCATCACCAATGGCTTGTACTGTATCTCTTGCTACAAGGCCTACACCTCTTATAACTTCATTAAGTGCAAGTGATCCTACTGTTTCTGGTCTGTCATATATAACAATATTATTTTTACCAAATATAACTAATTTGCCATAAAAAGGTGCAATAGCAATAACATCATCAATACCCCAGACTTTAGACAAATCTATTAAACCTGCATCTCCACCTGTCCAGTCATCACCATCTAACAAATTTGAATAATAAACAACATCTGGCGATTCTGCTACGCCACCTGCCCATATTCTTCCGTAATAACCCATGCCACAAGTAGGTTTGAATTGATTAGAAGAAACAGTTGATGGTTTAGTCGCATGTGCAGTCCACCTAGAACCAGAACTTAAACTACCATCGTATCTTTGTGGTTCTATACCAGCATGAAAACAATGCAATCTGTTATTAAAATTAACAAATTGCCAATTACCAGAACTACCTGATACGGTATGTTTAACATCAGCACCACTACTAGGAAAAGCTGATGCTGGTGAAGTAAAATCTACTACATAAATACTTGTGCCATAACTAACAAAAATTTTATTTGTTCCTACATCGTCATGCTCATGTATAGATGCTATAGCTGTGCCTGATGGTTCTACTTTTTGCTTTAAACCTTTTCTAAAAGCAATACGACCAGACTCTCTGATTACTACATTTTCAGCTTTAACTAAATAAGATAAATCTAAGGAAGCAGGGTTACTTTGCGTATTTAACCCATTTAACCCAATATCAGTTAAAGATTGATAAGATACTTGTTTTGTCATTATCTAAAATTTAATCCTGTTGCGTATTGACTACTATGATTTTCATTTACAAACCAATCTGATTCGTATTTTGTATTACCACTATCTAATATTATTGCTTGTTTAAGTGCTTCATTAGCTTCTTGAGCCATTAAACTAGATTGCGTTCCACCATCTTCACCTCTTTCTGCTATTGCCCTGGCCCATGCTCCTAATATAACTGGTTGAGCAGGAACTTTAAGTACAGTTGTTGCATCTGTAAGTTTGTCTTGGTATTTAACTATATCAAAAGAAATAGTGTGTGCTTCAGTAGGTATTGGCGATAAATCTACTTTTAAATTATTAGAACTATCGCTACCATTAAAAGCATAATATAAAGGCTCACCAGTATCGTCTGTAGGGTACTTTATAGTGTTAATGTACTGTTTGCTTACTTGATGTAAATGAATGCCTGTATTGTTGTTTATTGCATCCATTATTTTTATCTCTTGACCAGATGATAAATTGTAGTTTTTTGTACTTGCTACTGTAGATATATTAACTGTTTCTCTAAGATTAAGCCAATCATGTCTTTCTTCAACACCTCTTTTAGCATCATTAATTAATGATCCTATAACTTTATGATAGGCAGATATATTAGCACTATCATTAATTGCACCTGACCAATCTGTCGCAATTGTATCTTCACGCAATCTTATTAATACTTCATTAATCAATTCTCTATAAGTCATAACCTATCCTTTAATTATTTTTCCCCATACTGAACATCTGCCATCTACAATATCTACTACTTCAACTTGAAAATTTCCATTGTCAAAAAAAGTAACAACTCCAAATGCATGATTCCAGTTATGTAGTCTGCCTTTTAACCATGTATTGTTTTCTGCTGACATATCTTTTAAACAACCCATTGACCAAGCACTTATATTTCCGTCTAACAATCTTGTTGATGAAAACCTTGAAACATCATGTGTATGTCCGTACATAATGTTTGTACCGTATCTTTCCAAATGTGTTTTAGCATGTGTAGTTGTTGTATAAGCACCATGTACAAAAGACAACTTACCAATAGTTAAAACTTCATTGTATTTACGATACTCATAACCCCTGTCATCCCATTTACAAGCATTTCTAAATAAATATTTATCAAGATATGGGTTTTCTTCTACAAAGGCATCTAGCCACTCATCATGATTACCTGCAAGTATATGTCTAGTATTGCATTTAATCTTGTCTAACACCCTGTCAAACCTGTCTATTTGCTTATTTACAGCTTTAACTTCTTTGTCTATCTCTGGTAGTTGGTATTCTAATGGTGGTCTTTTTTGCCTCTTGTATCTATGACCCGATACAGAATTCCATTCTCCAACATCGCCCAGATTTATAAATATGTCTGGCTTAATAACTTCTATCGCCTTTAGTACAACTTTGACCGCACTCTCATCATGTATCGGAAAGTGTTGATCGGGTATAACAATCGCCCTTTTCATTTTTACCTACCTTTTGCTAGTTGCGCTCCAAAGTAGAATTCGATTATCATTGTTGCCCATCCAAATATTTCATCAAACTTCAACATCCCTTCTACACTAACATATTCTATCACATCGGGAGTAAGCTGAAATCCTAGAAAATCAAAACCTTCTGTTACTGTAGGGATTACTGTTGGTATATCCCAAAATACAGGTGCTACTTGTGTAAATATAACTAAAGCCAGTATAGTTAAAATAATAATTCTTCGATTCATAGCAGCCATTGGACTTTCTTTATCTGCTCGATCTCTAGCTTGGTTTATAGAATCATTCCTAACTTGTAGGTTCTGAATCATTAATTTTTGTTGTTCTTGTGCTGCTTGACTTTTAAGTGCAAACAACTTAGCTACAAAACCTAATGCTATTGGTGCTACATTAGTTAAAAATCCAATCATGCGACTAACCTCAATACATTAAAAATTCCTACTTCAGAAGCTAAGAAGTAAGCAAAACCACCTAACAAAAAATATCTAATTTGATTAAGCATATTAAATATCTTTTGTATTTTGGTATTAGTATCATCAATCTTGCTAAACAACTTTGCAATCTGCCCAGAGTGTTTATCTAATTGAAGTTGGAATCTATTTTCATCCATTATCTTTTTTTCGGTTTTTTACCATATCCCATAATATCTCCTAGTTTGCTAGTGGGTTATCTAAAGACTCTTGTATACGCTTTTCCATGTCTACTTTAGTCTGCTCTACCTTAATGTCAAAGCGATCTAATTTAGTGTCGTAGTTTGTAAGTTTCGTATCTACAGACTGTAATTTAGTATCTACCTTTGACTCTAAGTTCCATTGACTGTTACGCAAATCAGTCATATCTTTTTTTAATTCAATTTTTATAGCGTTAGCATGTTCTTCTATTCTCATAACATCGCTAGAAGTCTTTGCCATCTGTCCAGCTATTGCATCTAAGTCTAAATTTGCGATTCCTTCGACTTTTTGATATAACAGGAACCCTCCATAGAGTGAACCAACAATCGTTGAAATTAGAGCAAATGCTGCGACCAAACTGGTATATGTAAAC